CAAGCCCTCGTGGCGGATGAGCGCGTGGCCGAGGCCATGAACAAGGCTGGCATCACCGGGCCCGACGATCCTGCATTTGACGGTGCTGTTGCGTCGTTCCTTGGAGCTCGTCGCAAGGCGGAGGAGATCGCGGCAGTCCAGCCGATCTCGGATGAAGAGCGTGCCCAGCGCACCAAAGAGCGCGGCGAAGATGTGCAAGCCGCATTCGGCGACACCGCCAGCACAGGGGTGGGCGTCGGCACAGACACCAACGCTGAGGGACAGGGCGTCATCAAGCGTGAATCTGTTCGGGTCACAGACCAGGGGCTTGAGCCAGTCGGCGACAGATTCGAACCTGTTGTCCTGCCGGAGTCCCAGACGGGCAACCAGGCCCGGACGACAGCCATCGCACCCGAAGACATCGTCGCTCGCCAAGAGGGCTTCGAAGTTCTGCCCGCCTTCACGGTCGATGGTCGCAAGGTGGGCAACTCGTTTGTCTCCGAGAAGTCTGCCGAGACCTTTTTATTTGGCCCCGTCAACAAGGAAACTGGTAAGCGCGAGGGCGGTTACGCAAGTTCTGTTGAGGGGATGGAGTTCCAGATCCGTCGTGGCAAGCGAGCCAAGTCGGCGGGTGGCGGCACGTTCTTCTTCATCGAAGGCCGCGAGAAGCAGAACTCCGCTGGGTTCGTGTCCGAGCCCGCACCGCAGTTGCAAGCGCAGATCGACGCCGTGCGCGACGGTCGCAAGAAGGCCGCAGTGCTGGGCACTGAGGATCTTTCCAAGGTCAAGACCGATGGCCTGACCACCTTCGAGGTGAAGGGCGAGGACGGCAAGACCGCCGTCGTCGTGGTCAAGGACAAGAAGCTGGTCAACAAGACCCGTACACGCGCCAAGAAGGTTGGCCTCAAGCAAGCGATGGGTGAGGTGCTCGAGTACGCCGAGCCGACCGTCACCACCGAGGCCAAGGGCGACGAGGTCGTCGTCCAACAGACCGACAACAAGACCGGCGAAATCATCAAGGAAGAGGCTGTCTCTCCCGAGAACGTCGCCAACGTCACGCCTGTCCCCGACACCACCACCAAGGTGACGACTGTCGAGGATGCCAAAGCGCAACGCGCAGAAGGAGAAGCCGATGCCACTCAAGCCGGGGAACAGCCGCAAGGTAATCAGCCAGAACGTCAAGGAACTGGTGGACGACTGGAAGAAGGACGGGACAATCGGAAACAGCAAGCCAAAGAGCAAGAAGCTGGCGGTGAAGCAAGCCGTGGCAATCGCCCTGACGAAGGCAAAGGCGAAGAAGCTCCGAAGCAAACCGTAGAGCAGAAGCTCAAGGCCAAGCAGAAGGCCAAGAAGGAGCCCAAGCCGGAGAAGCCCAAGGCCGAGAAGCCGGAGCCCAAGCGCACCGACGGTCGCTCTGAAGCGCAGATCGAGGAAGACGCTGTCTTCACATGGGAAGACAACGACGACGGCAAGGTCGCCCACATCCCGTTCTTCAAGCTACCGAAGGACGTGCAGAACGAGTGGATCGAGGCCACCGCACCCGAAAACGGTGACAAGCCCTACGCCACTGCCGAGCTCCACGACCAGATCGTCCAGCGGGTGCTGAACAACGCCCGTAAGGAACGCGCCAACGCCAAGGCGGCAGAGAACCGCAAGAAGGCCGAGCAGGATCAGGTGTTCCGTGTCGTTCCCGCTGGCAAGGGAATGACGGTTGACGCCGTCACCAAGATCTTCGACAAGCTGGTCGAGAACTGGGCAAAGATTCCGGACGTTGTAATCGTCCAGTCAGAGAGCGGTCTGCCCGAGTCCATTCAGGAAGAGATCCGCAAGCAGGACATCAGCGGCAAAGTCCCAGGTGTCTACAACGGCGGCAAGGTCTACCTCGTTGCCGACAACCTTCCCAATGCCAAGGAGGTGATCCTTACCGTCGCTCACGAGGTAACAGGTCACTTCGGTCTGCGCCGTCTGTTGGGCAAAGCCTACGAGCAGACGATGTTCGACATCTACAACGGCAACAAGAGCGTTCGCGCTCGTGCCGATGACATGATGGTCAAGGAGGGTCTGTCCAAAGAGCACGCCGTCGAAGAGGTGCTGGCAGACATGGCGGAAGAGGGCGTTACTGCGGAAAACCGCAACGCCCTGCAACGCATCTTCGCCCTGGTTCGCAAGATGCTCCGCAAGATCGGCATCAGCTTCGTCACCGACAGCGACGTTCGACAGATTGTTGCCAATGCCCGCCGCTACGTCATCGAGGGCGACCTCGAGGCTGGCATCGGCGAGGCGGCGCTCGACGCTCCACGCATGAAGGCCGGTGCTTCCACGTTCTACTCCGCGATGGAGCGTGCGGTGCGTGGCGCAAAGCAGAACTCCGCGCCAGCCACAGACTGGAAGTCGATCATCAAGAGTCTTCCGAACGTCAAGCCTGACGAGATTGCATGGACTGGCGTCAACGAATGGCTCGACCTCAAGGGCAAGGAAAAGGTCAGCAAGGAGGAATTGCTGACGTTCATCGCTGGCAACAGGGTTCACATCAACGACGTTCTGTTGACCAGCTACAAGCAAGACGTGAAGGATCTGCTTCCCTCGGACATGGTGCTCGAGCCATCCGAGGACGACGTGCGCGAGTTCGTTCGTGAGCGCGTCGAGCAAATGGATTGGGATGGCGTCTACCAAGAACTTGGAGAAGAGGCTCCGTTCGTCGATGAAATGGACATCGCCGAGTTGCGCGCCTGGATTGCCGAGAACATCGGCTGGCAGAACTACCTGCACCAGCACCGCCGACTCATGGAGCGTTTCCAGCGCGGGCGCGTTGCCAAGCTCAACAAGCCCAAGCACGGCGACGGAAGCCTTGTCCTGCCCGGTGGCAAGAACTATTCGGAGATCGTCCTATTCGATCCCTCTACGCCCTCGTACAAGCAACACGACGACATCCACTTCGGGGACGTCACGCAAGGTCGAGCCATTGGCTGGTTGCGAGTCAACGAGCGGAGTGATGCCGACGGCAATTCCGTTCTGTTCATCGAGGAGCTCCAGAGCCAGCGAGGCCAAGACCTCCGCAAAGGCAAAGTCGTTCAGGCCAACCGTGAGAAGGCCGAAAAGCTCATGCAGGAGTACAACTCCTTGCTGAGTCAGTACATGGACGTCGCCGAGTCTGAGCGTCCCGCCATGCTTGAGAAGATGGAAGACCTCAAGCGTGAGCACCAGAAGCTGAAGTCCAAGGACACAGACGCCTACGACAATGTGCCGGATGCTCCGTTCGTCAAGAAGACGGAAGCATGGACGGCTCTGTTGCTGAAGCGTGCGATTGCCTACGCCGTAGAGCGCGGGATTGACCGCATTGCCTGGACGACCGGCGAGCAACAGAACGAGCGGTATGGATTCGCTGGCGACCAGCTTGCCTACACGCTGGACAAGAAGACTGGCCTGTACACCATCACCGTCATGCGCGATGGCCGCAACGTCCGCACGGTCGATGACATCAAGAGTGGCGACTTGGCGGAGTACGTTGGCGACAAAGCCGCCGAGTACATCACCGACGAGAAGAACACCCTTGTCGAGAATGAGCTCGGGACTTCTGGCGTCATCGAGGGCGAGAACCTGCAACTGTTCACCGCCAACCTTGGCCCTTACTACAACAGCAAGGTTCCGTCTGTTGCTAAGGAGGTCATTGGCAAGGACGGCAAGGTCGAGGTGATGGAGATCGAGGGCACAGGCAAGCAACTGGGCTTCGTGATCCCCGAGTCTCTCCAGCAAAAGGTTGCCGAGGACGGGCTCCCCCTGTTCCGCCGCAAGGACTTCGAGTCCCAGTACGACGATCTGTCGCCTAAGGCCAAGGCCATTGCTCTTGCCAAGGGCCACTACTCGCCGCCCGGTATCAAGGATCGACTCGATGCACTGCGCCCGATCTACCGTGGCTACCTCGTGCAGGGATTGTTCGACAAGTACCAGTCGATCAAGAAGCTGGGCGACGAGCTCTACATGAAGGCTCGCCTCTCCAACGGCAAACAGGACGGCGCTCTGTCTGTTCTGTTGCACTTCGGCCAGGTCTTCGACGACGGCGGTGCGCTCAACCTCAAGAAGAACACCAAGGGTCTGATCGAGGTCATGCAACCGCTGGGCAAGGAGGTTGACCGCTTCCTCCTGTGGATGGCGGCGAACCGCGCCGAGAAGCTCAAGGCGCAGGATCGTGAGCGGTTCTTCACCGACGAGGAGATCAGAGAGCTCAAGCGGATGAACCTCGGCACGATGGAAAATGGCAAGTCCCGTGTTGCCACCTACCTCAAGGTGCAACAGGACATGAACGCCATCAACAAGTCGGTGCTCGACATCGCCTTGCAGAAGGGGCTCATCAGCCAGGACGCCTACAACAGATTCACCCAGGACATCTGGTACGTCCCGTTCTACCGGAACATGGAGGACAACGTCCGCGACGGCATGGCGGCGGCACAGATCTCCGCCAAGATGACCGGCCAACAGTTCAGCAACAAGCTCAAGGGCTCGAGCCGTCCGCTCAACGATCTGCTGGACAACGTGCTCCTGAACTGGTCGCACATCCTGTCGGCGTCCATGAAGAACGGCGCGGCCACCGAGATCCTGGCCGAGGCCGAGAAGATGCAGATCGCCGAGCGCATCAAGCCCGGACAGCCCGTGCCGAAGGGTGCGGTCAAGGTCATGGAGAAGGGGCAGGAGGTTCACTACACGGTGAGCGACCCGCTCTTGCTCGACACCCTGACGATGGTCTCGACCATGCAACACAGCGGCCTGTTCACCCGAGCCGCCGCGAAGCTCAAGACCATCTTCACGCAGGGCGTGGCGCTGAACCCGACGTTCAAGATCAACGTGCTGGTGGCCGACGCAATCCAGTCGCTCGCCGTTTCCGACATCAAGCGCAACCCCCTGACCAACGTCTTCGAGGGCATCCGCCTCTACAAGGACAAGCGTGCCGAGGCTCTGGCTGGTGGCGGTCTGTTCGTGGCCGGTGCCGCCAACGACGGGGAGCAGTCGGCCAACATCCGCCGTCTGGCTCGCGAGGCGCAGACCACCAACGTCTTCGTCGCCGACAAGCAGGGTCTGAAGGACGCCTTGCTCAAGGTCTATGACAAGTACGAGCGTGCGTCCGAGGCGCTGGAAAACTCCAGCCGCCTGTCGCTCTACACCCAGATGCGCGAGAAAGGTCTGTCCCACATGGAAGCCACGTTCCTGGCGAAGGACTTGCAGGACTACTCCCTGCATGGCTCGTTCGCCGCGATCCAGTGGCTGTCTCAGGTGGTGCCGTACTTCAACGCCCGGATGCAGGGTCTTTACAAGCTGGGTCGTGGCGGTTCGGAAGATCCCCGCCGCTTCGGTCTGGTTCTGTTGGGCGTCACTGCCGCCTCGCTGGCGCTGTACCTCGGCCAGATGGACGACGAGGACTGGCGCAAGCGTGAGGACTGGGATCGTGACACCTACTGGTGGTACAAGATTCCGGGCACGGAGACCGCCGTCCGCATCCGCAAGCCGTTCGAACTGGGCGCGATCTCCTCGATCATCGAGCGCCTGACCGAGCAGATGGTGGACTCGAGCGTCGAGGGCAAGGTGTTCGGCAAGCGTCTGTTGTCCATCCTGGGCGACAACCTGGCGATGAACCCGATCCCCCAGATCGTCAAGCCGATCTACGAGCTCGCCGCCAACAAGAACTCGTTCACCGACCGTCCCATCGAGTCGATGGCTCAACAGAAGCTGTCGCCCGAAATGCGGATCAACCCGTCCACATCGCCCGCCGCGATTGCGCTCGCCAACATCAACGGCGCATTCATGGACTTCGCGTCCAAGGCGACCGGCGAGTCGTTCAACGCCAACAACTTCAAGATTTCCCCGGTGCAGTACGACCACCTCCTGCGCGGCTACCTCGGGTGGGTGGGCACGATGGTGCAAGCGGCGTCTGCCGAGGCGGTGCGTCCGTTCAAGGAGGGCGAGACCCCTGCCAAGCGGATCGACGACTACTTCATCGTCGGCAACTTCGTGCGAGAGCTCCCCTCCAACCAGTCGCGCTTCCTGTCCTCGTTCTACGAGAACGCCAAGGATGTGGCGATGGTGCAGTCCGACCTGAAGTCCTACATCCAGGCTCGGGAGATCGACAAGGCGGCGGATCTGTTGGAGGCCAACCGAGACAAGATCGCCCTGGCCAAGCTCTACCAGAGCGGGCTCGACAGACTGAACATGATCGACCGCAACATCAAGTTCATCCAGACCGACAAGAACATGAGCGCCGAAGAGAAGCGGATGCACATCGACCGGATGACCCAACTGAAGATCGACGTCGCCCAGCGGATCGAAGAACTGCGGGTCGCCCGCAAGAAGGAGAAGTGATGGGATACACCAAGCCTGGACTGCGGGAACGCATCAAGCAACAGATCATGGCCGGGAGCAAGGGGGGAGACCCCGGCGAGTGGTCTGCCCGCAAGGCGCAACTGCTGGCGTCCGAGTACGAGAAGAAGGGCGGGGGCTACACGGGTGCCAAGACCGGGGCCCAGAAGTCCTTGTCCAAGTGGACAGACCAGAAGTGGAAGACCTCGGACGGCTCGCCGTCTGAGGGCAAGAAGCGTTACCTACCCGAGAAGGCGTGGGAGAAACTGACTCCGGCGGAGAAGGCGGCGACCAACCGGGCGAAGGCGGAGGGCAACGCCAAGGGGAAGCAGTTCGTTCCCCAGCCCAAGGCTATTGCGGAGAAGGCGGCGAAGGTTCGGAAGGCTTCGTGAGGAAGTGGCGGTGCTTGAGTCGTTTGTTGACTTCAGCCACCGCCAGTTCGACGTCCTTGACCACTGACGCCTCCATCTGCGCGTCGTGGATCTCGAGCGCCTCGTTGATGGCGGTCATTTCCTCGGCGCGGTAGATCATCCTGCCGGTCTTCTTGAACCTGTCGCGGAGCTCGAGGTGGGCGTAGGTCGCCTTCTTGAGCTCGGGCAGATACTCCTTCCCCAGACCCCGCTCGGCCAGCACGATTCCCACGTTCAGGGCGTCGGCGATGTCCTGCCAGTCCCGCAGTGTGCCGCTCCCCTTGGTCAAGTTCTGCATGGCGAGGTGGTAGCCGATGCGGATGTTCGTGCCCGCCCCACCAAGCGGGCGCATACCCGAGATCGCGTACTCGATGGGGTTCTGAATGACCGGCTTCGGGCGGTACTTCTTCCGGGGTTTTGCTGATCGTGCCATGTGACGTAGTTGTGACGTGGGGTGTTGTTGTCCCTAGTGGAAATTGATCGGAGAACGAGTGCGAATGGGCGGGTAGTTTGGCGCTAAGAGTATGAATCTGTTGGAGAATGTGCCGGGTTTGAGAGAGACTCGAAATCAGGTTTGGGGCAACCCAACGGGGGTTCGAATCCCTCTCTCTCCGCCAATCTTTTCAATCAGTTACGTCCATTCACCACCAGTTTGAGTTGCGGCTTTCCGGCAAAACTAGCCTCATTGTGACGTAGTTGTGGCGTAGTTTCCGGCAGTGGCTGGTTGGATGTCGTGGACGGTTCCGGCTGTTGGGTTGGACGAACCGGATTCACCCACTGGCGCAGGGACTCGACGTCGTGGTGAGCGTACTTGTTCACCATCGCCAGCGTCTTCCATCCGCCGAGCTTCTGCAACGCTTGGGTCGGGACTCCATCGCGTGCCTTGTCCGTGGCCCAGGTGTGCCGCAGATCGTGCCAGCGGAAGTCCTCGATGCCCGCCTTCTCCAGCACCGTCTTCCACGCCGTGTGGCTGATCTGGCTCATGGGGCGACCCTGATAGGTGAAGACGAACTCCTCGTGCTTCCCGGCCTCGGCCACGATGGCTGACATCGCCTCCTCGCTGAGGGGGATGCAGAACTCGTCGCCGTTCTTGAACTCCTCGCCGGGGATCGTCAACACCTTCGACTCCAGATCCACCCACTCCCACCGCAACTCGCGGACGTTGGACTGCCGTAGCCCTGTAGCTAACGACAGGCGCACCATCCCGCGCCAGTGGTCGGGACAGGCGTCCAGCAACAGGAGGCGCTCCTCGGTCGAGAGCCAGCGCACCCGCTCCTTCGGCTCCTTGTACCGGACGAACCGGGGAACCGCGAGGATCTGCTTGTGCGCCAGCGCCACGTTGAGGCACGCCCGCAAGGCGGCGAGATAGCGGTTGAGGGTGGCGTTCGTGGGCGGGGTACCCAGGTGCGTCACCGTCTCCTGCATCTTCAAGATCGCGCTCACGATCTTCGCCTCGCTGACCTGTTGCAAGGTCACGCCTTCGAGTTGCTCCAGCCACCACTCGAGTTGCTGTTCATACTGATCGACCGTACGCAGACCTTCGCGGCGCTTCTGCTTGATGAAGAACTCCACCGCTTCCTTCAACGGACGGTCGGGCAGGATGTCGAGCTTCTCGCACTCCGTCACTTCGTTGCGCTTCTTGCTGAGGTACTTCTCGGCCAGCTTGAGGTTCGACGTCCCGGTCGATTCGCGGAGGCGCTTACCGCCCACCCCCTTGATGTCGATCCAGTAGATCTCGCCACGCAAGATCAGGCCACGGGGTAGCTTCTGTTCCATCGTTCGTTCCTTTCCGATGGCGCGTTAGCTACCCGCCCAAGTCGCGGCTTCATTCTTGTGCTTTTCGAGGTAGGCGTCAATGTCCTCCTCGTACGCACGCCAGCGACCGACGCCGTTGAACTTGAACACCGGGAGGCGCTTCATGTTCGCCCACCGACGAGCGGTCTCGTAGTTCACACCCAAACGCTTCGCGATCTCGCGGAGGTTGAGCGTCTTCTTCTCTTCGATCACGACTTCACTCATAGGCCAATCACCCAATTTGCGGCGCGGATTGCCACGCCAATGAACAGACCAACTGCCGCCCATCCCGCCGTCAACAGAACGGTGAAGAACAGGGTGTAACCCACGGCGGCAACGAATCGCTCGTAGCTCATGCGGCTTTCTCCTCGAACATGGATTCGGTGTCCGGCTCAACAGACTGTTCGACCTTGATGCCCCGGCCCAGGGCCTCGACGAGCTCGTCCTGGTTGGCGACCTTGACGTTGATGACAGACTTGGCGACGTGCGCCAGGGCTTGCGAGCGGTGGTTGGCACGGACGAGACGCATGGTCTGGCCGTAGCCGATGAGGTAGATACGAGAGGCTTTCATGGGCGGGGTCTTTCTTAAACAAATGCAGACAGATCCGGGGGCGTCCAGCCCTCGGGCTTACCGATCTTGCCGCCCTCGAGGATGACGGGCTTGCCGTCCACGAGCTTGGCGTCGTTGGCGTTCAGCACCGCTTCGTCGGCGCTGATCTTGTCGAAGGCCGCAAGGAAGGCGATGCCGTTGCCGGTCACTTCGCCGTCGCACAGGGCGTCGAGAGCTTGCTCGCGCTGGTCGATGCGGATGCGAGCAAGCGAGGTACGGGTCTTGAGGTTCTTCGACACGTAGTTCAGTTCCGCCATCACCGCCGAGACGATCTTCTGGTCGTTGGGGCTGGCGAAGTCGAGCGTGCCGAGGAGCTCAATGAACTCCTCGATGTGGCAACCGATTTGCACGGACAGGTTGGCGGTGGTCGGCTCCTTGCCGCACGCCATCAACCATGCCGCAGTGCGCTCGTAATTCGTCACTGCACGGCCTCCGGTTTCACGGATGCGGCTTCGGCGGTGGCGCGTTGCATGGCGCTCTGTTGCGAGTTCACTTCGGCGATCAGGTAGTCGATGACCTGGCGAACAGATCCGTGCGGCTGGCTGTCCAGCGCCCGCAGTATGACGTTGACGTGCTCCATCGAGAGCGTGATTTGAAAGTTCATGGATTTCCTCCTAGTTAAAAAAAGGTGGGCCTACTCGCTACACCGGCTCGACCGACTTGCGTGAGCTAACACCGGCATCCGCTTTCGGCCCGCAACTCACAGCCTGTTCTCGTCGAGCTTGTGATCTCCGCACCAGTCCGACATGAAGACCACGGGGTAGCCGTTCATGGTGGGTGCGTGGCGGCGGCAACGCCCGAGGGGTTGCTTGCCTTCCTCGCGATGGGCGGAGACTTTCTCGACGAACCACATACAAGTCTTGCAACTCATGTTCTCGTGACGATGTTTCCAAGGATCAGTCATGCGTCACCTCAGAATGGGATGTCGTCGTCGTCCAGCGGGTCGGCCTGACGGGGCGCGGGCTGGTTGCGTGCTTGCTGGCGAGACGGAGCGGCGGGTCTGTTGCCGCCACGGGGTTGCTGATCCTCCATCGGGGTGACGGACAGGCTGAAGAACTTCTGTCCTGCCAGCTTGGTGCCCTCGCGTCCGACCTTGAGCCAGCCCGAGAGCCAGTAGTCAACGCCTTCGATGTTGATCGTCCCGCGATAGTCGGGGTGGCTGTCCTTTTCCTTGCGGTCGTTGCGCTTGAGGAGTCCGGTGTTGGTGTTGTCGTATGCCATGTGTGAAGTCCTTCCGAAGTTATGGCAGTTAGGTAAGCGCGATGAGAGTGGGCTCTTCAATACGCACATCGAATTTGGGAAGCGTCGGCTTCTTCTCGCGAGGAGGTTCGACCTTCGCTTGCACCCAGCACCAGAAGTCGGCAAGCCGGATGTGCAACCAGTCCCAGTACTGGGTGCTACGCCACACGCGCTGGATGCTCATCTGTTGTGGAGTCCACACGATGAAGTCACACCACTCGCGGTTGGTGATCTCGAGTTGGCCCTGCATCTGGGCCATGTAGTAGGGCGGAATCTGTTCGTAGATCTTCTGGTTGAAGGGGCACTTGATCTCGCCAAGCCCCTGGTCGCCCACCAACAGATCGGGGGAACAGCCCAGCCATTCGAAGTTGGGGTGGACGACGAAGCCGGTGAGCTCGGTCTCGACGCCGGTCACGAGCTTGTACTGCTCGTGCGCCACTTCCTCGTGGTCGTTACCCCACTCGGTCGCTTCGTTGCCCTCGAACACCTCGAGCCCCATCAGTCGACGCCACAGTTGCTGGCGCGAGCCGGGAGCAAGGCCAGCCGCCTGACCGAAGGCAGAGCCCGTGAGCTTGCCTTCGCGTTCCTTGAACCATTCCGGGGTGCGTTGCGGTGCGTTCACTTCAGACCCTTCGCCAGCGCTTGCGCGTACTCCTTGACGACGGGCTTGAGGTGCTCGGCGAGGGCGGAGAAGACTTTGCGGAGCTCGTCCGCAGTCTCGGCATCCGCTAACAGTTCCTTCGCCTGAGTGATCTCCTCGGCGGTGGCAACCGGCTTCGGAGGCTCGGGCTTCTTCTCTTCCTCGGGCAGATCCTCACCCGCGTAGATGTAGAGGCCGAGGCCGTGCAGGGCGATAGCTTTCGCCAAGCACCGTTGCATGGCGGTGTTGACTTGGAATGCGTCGGGGTCGGGGATTGGCTGGTTGCGGTGGTTCATCACCGGCAACTGAGCGGTGCGCTCTACGCCGAACGCCCGCACCGTGCAGAAGACCATTGCGGTCTGCCCGATGTAGACGTAGGGGACTTGCTCCTTGGTCGTGGGGTCAACGCCGAAGCGGTATTCCCACGTTGCGCTGGGGTCGCGCTGGAGAAGCTGATCGACGGCGAAAGCCCAGCTTAGGTAGCTGAGGCCGTTCTTCTTCTCGATGTAGTCGTTGACGTTGACAGCCCGTAGGGTGGCGAAGCTGTCAACAGGTTCCTTGTGTTCCTGTTCCTGCATATCGTGTCTCCTGCGGCGAGACCATCCCGCCGCTCCGGAGACCGATTATCAAGGCAGTTTGTAGGAATTACAAGGATTCTTTTGTCGTAGCGTACAAAGCGTCTTGTTTTCGCAACACTTGTCGGAAATATACCCCTACCGATTCCGGTACTTACGGTGCTCGACCATCACGCCGAGGATGTCTACGCCGTCTTGGGAGGAAACGACCTCCCAATCCTCGTTTTCCGGCACGAGCTCAAAGCCTGGGTGGCGAGCTCGGTATCGTCTGAATAGGACAATGCCATCAGCTTGTGCCGCTACGTAATCACCCGGCTCGGGACGCACAGTGGTGTTGATGACCACTCTATCTCCAGCCTTGAAGACTGGGGCCATGCTGTCGCCCTCGATTTCCAGCGCGAACGTGCGGTCTCCATCTGCACGGTCGGTCATCAACATTCCTTTTGGATCTATTTCTCTTCCAGCAAGGAATATTGACACGGAATCGTACGTCAGTACAGGCACCTGATGGACTCTGATCTGTTGTCCATGAACGGAAATGGGAACAATCGCCGTGTGGCGATCCCCTTCGCCGGACTGTAGCCAGTTTGGATTGACGCCCAACACCTCGGCGATCTTGTGGGTATAGCGCGACGACTGGGCGGGTGTTGCCTCGGCCACGATGTAGCTGATCGTCTGTTGCTTGGTTCCGACCAGTCGGGCCAGTTCTGCCTGGGTCATGCCGCGCTCACGGAGAAGATCCTTGATGCGCTTGCCAAGCCGGTTTCCTTGTTGATTCATGGTGGCCTCGTCAATAGCCGTTCGTCGAAAACACAAACGCATACTAAAGGCCGCTTGTTACTCCTGTCAACTGCGACGGGTGACGCGCCGAAACTAGGGGAAATCACCTAACCCGTTGTTTTCCTACAACTTCCCTGTTGACTGCTCCACGTGAAACAAGGACACTTGTGTCCGTGGATAGATCGCGGGTCGCTCCTGCGGTCGAAAAGCCGGGGAGTTTCGTTCCTTTCGCCCCGGCCTTCCACCCCCCTAGGGGGCTTGTACAAAAGGGAAGGGCAAAGGACGACACGATGTTTCACTACCAGTTCCACATCCGGGACTACCTCACGAAGACCAGGCATCTGAGCCAAACCGAAGACCTGGCCTATCGCAGACTCCTCGACACCTACTACACCGAAGAGCAACCGCTCCCCGCAGACCCTGCACAGTGCGCTCGCCTGATCGCCATGCGGGAAAGCACCGCCGAGGTCGAGGCGGTTCTCAAGGAATTCTTCACACTCGAGCAGGACGGCTGGCACAACGCCCGTGCCGACCTCGAGATCGCCGCCTACCACCAGCGAGCCGAGATTGCTCGGTCGAATGGTGCGCGTGGTGGACGCCCTAAGAAAACCCAGTCGGATACCGAGTCGGTACCCAGCGGGAACCCAGCGGGGTACCCAGAAGAAACCAACTCGAAAGCTAACCGTAAACCGATAACCAAGAACCAAGAAAAGAATACGCCGCAAGCGGCGGTTATGTTCCCCGAGGTCAGCGAGAAGGTCGTGGCTGACTTCCTCAAGTTGCGTCGTGCCCTTCGCGCTCCGATCACGGAGATCGCTGTCGAGGGCATCAAGCGCGAGGCTAAGAAGGCAGGGCTCTCGCTCGAAGAGGCACTCACCATGTGCGTCGAGCGTAGCTGGCGTGGCTTCAAGGCGGAATGGGTGAAGGACAAGCCCACCCAAGACTTCGATTGGGACGCTGAGTTGAAAGGAGCCATCTGATGAACCCGAACTTCGAAACCCTGTTGTCGCGTCTCTCCAAGGTCAAGGGGCGCAACGGCAACTACGTCGCGTGCTGTCCTGCCCACGGCGACCGCAACCCCAGCATGACCATCCGCGAGACCGAGGACGGGAAGATCCTCATGCACTGCTTCGCGGGCTGTTCTGTGGCCGAGATCGCCGGAGCCGTCGGCATGGATCTGTCCGACCTGTTCCCGCCGAAGCAGGAGGGCTACGACCTGAACGGAGCTCGAGCTCGCAAGGCTCGCTTCATGGCGACCGACTTGCTCAAGGTCATCCAGCACGAGGCGACCATCGTCGCCGTCTGCGCCAGCACCATCGCCAACGGGCGTGTGCTTTCACCCGAAGATCACCAGCGTCTGCGTCTCGCGACCTCACGCATTAACGAGGCTATGGAGTACGCACGATGAGCAGTCTCACCTACATCGAACGCATCGCTGGCGAGCTCGACAACGCTCGAGCCAGCCGCCTGAAGGAACAGAGCGTGGACTTCGACGCCTACCTCCAGGCACGGGAGGAGGACATTGGCCGCATCAAGACACCCAAGTCTTTCGGCGAGGAGTTGATCGACGAGTTCTTTGGCGACCCCCGCCAGCACGGGCTCGACCTCCCGTGGATTAAGACCCGCGAGAACTTCCTGATCCGCCCCGGCGAGGTCACGGTCTGGACAGGTTTCAACGGGCACATGAAGTCGATGTGTACCGGGTTCGTGATGCTCCATCTGTTGACCCAAGACCAGAAGGTCTGCATCGCGTCGTTCGAAATGAAGCCGCGCAAGACCCTGCGTCGGATGGCAACCCAAGCCATCGGCACAAAGAACCCGACCGAGGAGTACGTCAACAGATTCCTCAACTTCGCCGAGGGCAAGGTCTTCCTTTACGACCAGCAGGGCGAGACCTCACCCGAGCGAATCCTCGGGGTCATCTACTACTGCGCCGAGCAACTGGGCGTGACGCAGTTCGTGGTGGACAGCCTGATGAAGGTGGTCGCCAACGAGGACGACTACAACGGACAGAAGCGGTTCATCGGTCAACTGTGCGCCGCCGCCAAGGATCTGAACATCCACATCCACCTCGTGCATCACTCGCGCAAGCGTGATGACGAGAGCCGTCGCCCCGGAAAGCAGGACGCCAAGGGCACGGGCGCAATCGTAGACCAGTGCGACAACTTCATCACGGTCTACAAGTTCCCGAAGAAGGACGGGGACGACGAGGACAAGCCGACGCATGGCCTGTACGTGGACAAGCAACGGCATGGGGAATGGGAAGGACTGGTCGCTCTGTGGTTCGACGACATGAGCTTGCAGTTCAAGGAGAGCGTTCGCGATTCACGGAGGCACTATGTCTGAGAAGCAAAGCTACACACACCTCGTTCACAAGATCGGCAGACTCGAGCTCGAGATCGCCACCCTGCGCTTGGAGATCAAGCACCTCAAGCGCGAGAGGAACACGGCTTACGAGGAGGCATCCGAGTTCGTCATGGATCACGGACTGATCCGCAACGGAGACGAGTTGGTCAATGTCTGCGAACAGATCAAGAGTCTGTCCAGCCGTCGCAATCCTGAGTGGGACTTCCAATGAGCCAGCGGTATTGCAAGCACAAGTTCGTGAGCATCCCCGGCAGGGACTCCGACAAGGGCTACTGGTTCCGGTGCATCTACTGCGGCAAGGAAGAGTTCGGGAGGGTCGCCAGTGGACAACCGTGAAGAACAGAGACGCCGGAACAGAGAGCTCATGCCCAACCTGGCTGAGTTGGTCGATGAGTTCCGGTCTGTTTTCCCAGACGCCAAGGTGGTCTGGGGCGTGGACAAGGTGACGGGGCATGAGGTGGGCAAGCGAGAGGAGCTCGATCCCGACAAGGTGTTCCAGATCCCCCGCAACTACCACCCATCCCAACAGATCGAGACGAAAGGAAAGAAGAAATGAACGAGAAGATTGAAGCCCGACTTGCCGAGCTCCGTTCGATGAGCGATGCGTTTGCCAAGGCGTTCGCCGAGCGCACGTACTTGGAGAAGTTCCGGGAGGCGAAGCTGGCGATGCTGATGAAGGAGGCGGAGACCCGAGGGTTCTCGCAAGTCACCGCCCAAGACCGTGAGGCACGAGCTCATCCCGAGTACGCCGCCCTGCTCGCCAACCTGCGTACCGCAACAGAAGAGTCTGAGCGTCTGCGCTGGCACCTCGAGGTAGCGAAGATGGGCGTGGCTGTGTGGCAGACACAGAACGCCAACGAGCGTGCGGAGCGGAGGGCGTATGGAGCATAACTACGGAGCAGACCTTGCGAACGGGCTGGTCGAAGAAATTCTAAAGGTCATTCACAAGTATGACGAAACGATGGTCGTTGCCACCGCTGTGGGGTGTCTTGAGATAGCCAAGCAACAACTGATCCTCGAACAGTTTCAGGAGGACGAGGATGAATAAGGACGACATCAAGCCCGAAGACCACCCTGACATTGCTGGGGGCTGGATCTGGACAGATATGGAGATCCGCTGGATCAAGAAGCAGATTGCCGACGCCGTCGCCGCAGAGCGAGAGGCGTGCGCGAAGGTTTGTGAGGAATTGTTGCGTATGGTTAGTTCAGGCGACGAGCACATGGATGGCGTGACAGATTGCATTGAGGCAATCCGAGCAAGGAGCGGAGAGCGTGAGCACGACGCATCATCGGACTGTTGGTGCAACCCTGAGCTCGACTACAAAGACCCGGACACCGGGGCGGAAGTGTGGGTTCACAAGGAGCCGCAGTGACTAAGTGCGAGCACCTCGGAATCTGTCAGGACAGCAAGCGCAAGTGCGCCGACTGTCCACACAGGCGCATCGGCTGGGGCGTCACCGTCACCCGCATCCTTGATCTGTTGCAGATGTTCGGGCCACTGACCCGTGCCGACATCTGCGAGCACCTTCAGGGCAAGCATGACGCAGGGAACGTCTCCGCCATCCTGACGAGGATGCGGAAGTCCACCCCAAAGAACCCGAAGCGCATCTACATCATGCGCTACATATACGAAGCCGAGTACGGCACGCGCCGCTACCCCCGAGCGGTTTACGCACTTGGCGACAAGCCCTGCGTGAAGAAGCCGAAGCCACAGACCAAGGAGAACAGGCGCCGGTACAGAGCGAAGCTGAAGTCGTTGAGCACCACTAACAGCGTGTTCAACCTCGGGCTCACCGTGCGACAGATTCGTGAGACGAGGAGATCAGCATGAGCGCATTAGAGAAACAGGTGGCTGGCGACCACTACAAGAAGCACGCCATTCAACCCATCGAGTTCATCCACGCGAACGGCATTCCGTTCTGCGAGGGGAACGCCATCAAGTATCTGTGCAGGTGGAGGGAAAAGGGCGGGATCGCCGACCTCGAGAAGGCCAAGCACTACATCGAACTGTTGATCGAACTGGAGGCAAAGAATGCACCCAACACTTGAAGCCGCCATCGAGGCGGGGAAGCGAGGCGCAATGCAAGCGGCGGCGCACGCCGACTGGGAGAGCATGGAGTGGACGCAACGAGCGGCGATTCTGTTCATGGACTTTGCCCGAGACGAGAAGCTGGGCGAGCCCTTCCTGACAGAAGAAGCCCGAGCCTACGCCGAGAGCAAGGGGCTTGAGCCAGCACCAGACAACAGAGCTTGGGGCTTCATCGCCAAGGCAATGCGTGAGTCCGGGCACATCGTCTTCGCTGGGTACGCCGCCGCCAAGAGCTCGAACGGTTCACCCAAGTGTCTGTGGAAACTGCTGTGAACAAGCCGATTCCTCCGCACCTTACGTTCCGACAGGCGCTGACCCTCGGCTACGTGTCGCGGATGGAAGACCGCGAGTACATGAATTGGGTGAAGACCCTGCGGTGTGTGTCCTGCCATGCCCCGGCTGACGACCCGCACCACCCGACGGGCACTGGCTTCAAGGGGATGGGCTCGAAGGTTCCCGACTACTGGGTCATCCCGGTCTGTCGCAACTGCCACGACGCCATCCACCACAACTGGAAAGAGTGGGAGGAGGTCAACGGCGAACAGATCTTGCACGCCGCCCTCACCCTCACCCAAGCGTTGTACGAGGGGAGACTGCGGTTTGAGTAGGTTGTTGTCGCTCACCATTCTCCCGAGCTCATGTCGTGTCCCCGGTTGTCTCAACCTTGCAGGATCGTACGGAGTCTGTCGCTCCCACCAGGACGGCCTGGTCAAGGATGCCTTCGATGCCGCCGTCCGCGAGGGAGTCTGTTCTGCCACCTCCCCGTCGTGCTTCCCATCCAGCACTGAGTGGCGTGAGTACGTCGTAGCCGCAGTCCTGTGCCGCAACACGAGCGAGCGCCGAGCCGCACCCGTGGAGTTCTGCCGGGACTGCACGCCCGAGTACAAGCGAGAGCAGATGGAGGCGGGGAAATGCGCCCACCCGGAGACGGTGTTCATCCGCTCCGAGCGATACCACGGAGACGTGATCGGGGTCTGCATCCAAAAGACAACAGGCAACTGGGAGCGGGCAATGATGGGTCTCGATGGGGATGTCGTTGCCTTCCCGCCGGACGAGATCGCCGACGCCACCATGACCAAGATTCAACAGGACGCCGCCCCGAAGAAGCGTGGCCCACGTTTCAAAAAGGATCGGGTCTAATGCTGGTTCTGCCTTACCCCATTTCGACCAACAGATACTGGCGATCCTTCCGGGGG